GACAACACTAACATCTTACACAAAGCAATTGATTATTTAAAGAGGGAGCTTATATGAGATACAGATGTTCTAAATGTAAGCAGGTGTATGAGAGGGACAGTGACAAGGCTTGGATAAAAAGCTATTGTACTAAGACAGATCAATATGCTAGATTGATGAAGGAGAAAAGAGTTATGACATTAAATCAAATGGAACAAGAGGCAGTTGTTGTTGAACAACTTGAATGGCTTCTTCAGTATGAACTTAAGCATGATGCTGAAGACCAAGACTGGGAACTTATCAATGCATTAACAAGAGTGTTGAAAGAATTTAAACCAATAAACTTTGTGGAGGAAAAGTCATGAGTGCTTGGCTGATTGCAATTGTTGGTGTTGTCTATGCAGTGGTGGCAGTGGAGCTGCTACTCAAGGGTAACACTGGACTAGGCATAGCCTTTGTTGGTTATGCACTGGGCAATGTGGGACTGTATATGGAGGCAGCAAAATGAAAGAAGCCTTACGCCTTGCATTGGAGGCGTTGGAATGGCAACAGGAGATGTTGTACACAGCGATGCAGTATTCAGCCGCAAAAGGTATGACATTTTTAGGTCATCCACCAAACCCAAACGAAGCCATCACCGCCATTAAAGCCGCACTAGAAGCGAAGGATGAGCCATATGCTTTTGAAGCGTCTATGTATTCCAATGACAGAGTAAAAATTGACCCTGTAACTGGAAATGTAAGCATTGGTACACCAGAGCGCATATTGGTAGGTCTGACGGATGAGGAAGTGTGGGAGAAAGTTGACATGCGTGAACATGCAGAAGGAAATCTTGGTATTGGTACAGCGCCCCCACCACAGCGCACATGGGCAGGGCTGACGGATGAGGAAATTGACAAGGCGTGGCGTAGTGTTGACTACACAGTTCCTTGGGATCAGCATCGTATTGACATTGCCCGAGCCATTGAAGCCAAACTCAAGGATAAAAACATATGACTATTTACACAGACGAAGACGATGAGTTTGAACGCATTGCTAGGGAAAACAAAATGAAGAGCAGTGGTATGAGTTGTTGTACATACGATTGCATTCAAGGCCGTGATTGCCCTGTGCGTACCCGAGCATTAGAAGAAGCTGCACAGGTGGCTGATGACTGGGATAAGAAGAACACACTCAGTAACTATGGGCGTTGCATTGCTCAATTAATTAGGGACTTAAAGAAATGAAAAACTGGTTCATCAGCACATACATCATGACTGTGTGTTATTTACTTGGGGCATTCATTAACTGGGACTACAACGCAGGTAACTGGTCAGAGTTTGCTAGGTTTTCTGTAGTGCTTTTGTGGGCTTTTATCTGCGGTTCTTGGATTACTTATGAGGTGAAGAATGAAACTGCATGAACTAGAAGACCTCATCATGGCAGCATGGATAACTAAAGAGGACATCGACTCCATCCTGTGGGTGTTAATGGACAGAGAGAAGCAACCCGATGAAGACGAACTTGCCAATTTATTAATTGGACTGCACACCCTTCACGATGCTAGAATGACTAAGCTGTTTCATGGATATGAGCAAGTGATTAAGACAAACAAAATAACTTACAAGGGCTATGACATTTCTAAAAACCCATCTACCTTGTGAGACATGTGGTAGCAGTGATGGTTTGTCCATCAATGAAGACATGTCCACCAAATGTTTTGTATGTGATAAATATACACCCGCAACTAACAATGAAAGACTTGAAGTGATTGATGTAGATATAGACATGAAAGACACAAGCTCTTTCCTGAAGGAATACAACGAAGGCTACAGTGTTAGCGTAGCTGATAGACGCATTAACAAAACCACAATGGAACGATATGGTGTGGTGAGAAGCAATGGCTTCTATTACTTCCCCTATTACGACAGCAACTCACAACTGGTGGCAGCTAAGCGTAGGGAAGTGAAGGACAAGAAATTCACAACAGTGGGGGGATGGAGCAAGGGTACATTGTTTGGACAAAATCTATACCCATCCAATGGAAAATATCTCACCATCACTGAAGGTGAGTTTGATGCACTGGCTGCATACCAATTGACAGGTAGTAAATACCCTGTGGTGTCTATTCGCACAGGTGCAGGTAGTGCATTGAAGGATGCCAAAGCAAACTACGAATACATCAACAGCTTTGAAAACATTGTGCTGTGCTTCGATGGTGATGAAGCAGGGCAGAAGGCAGCAAAGGAAGTTGCTGAATTGTTTGGTAGCAAGTGCAAGATATTTAAACCAGACCCTGCATACAAGGATGCATGCGAGTGGCTAGCAGATAACAAAGAGGCGGCATTCGTAGCCCGTTGGTGGGCAGCAGAGCCATTCGTTCCTGATGGTATTGTTAGTGGCACTGGGTTGTGGGAGCTAGTGTCTACACCAATGGAAGCAGCAGATTGTTTCTACCCTTGGAAGGGACTCAATGACATCACCTATGGCATCAGAGCAGGTGAGCTTGTTACATTCACAGCAGGTAGTGGTTTAGGTAAGAGTCAAACTCTTAGAGAAATTGTTTGGCACTTGCTACAGAATAGTAGTGACAACATTGGCTTGATGTTTCTTGAAGAGAGTGTGCGTAAGACTAGCCTGTCAATGATGAGCCTAGCTGCTGATGTACCTATGCACCTACCAACTACAGTGGTGTCTGATGCCTTACGCAAGGATGCCTTTGATAAAACACTAGGCACTGGTAGGCTTTACTTCTTTGATCACTTCGGCAGTACAGCCATTGAGAACATTGTCAATCGTGTGAAGTATATGGCTAAGGGACTGGGATGTAAGTATGTATTCCTAGATCACTTAAGCATCATCGTATCCAGTCAGGACAATGGTGATGAGCGTAAAGCCATTGATGAAATTATGACCAAGCTTCGCATGCTTGTGCAAGAAACTAGTATTGCTCTCATCATTGTTAGCCACCTCAAGCGTCCCTCAGATAAGGGACATGAGGAAGGTGCAACCACTAGCCTAGCTCAGCTTCGTGGCAGTGCTGCCATTGCACAGCTTAGTGACATGGTGATATCGCTAGAGCGTAATGGACAAGCTGACGATCCTGTTGAACGCAACACCACCAAGGTGAGGGTGTTAAAGAATAGATACAGTGGACAAACTGGTCCTGCTTGCAGCTTGCTTTACAACAAAGACACTGGCAGAATGTTCGAGATTGATGAATCAATGGAAGGACTTATGCTATGAAGAAGTGGGATGGATTTGATATTGCCATCATAGGTACAGCATCTGTATGGAATGGTAATGAGCGTGTTGAAGTGTTGGTGTATGACATCTTTGTAATGGTGCAACAACTCATCGTTAGAGATGGTATGACTGAAGAGGAAGCACTTGAATACATTGAGTTTAATATTGAGAGTGCTTACATAGGAAAGGACACACCAATCATAGTGTGGGAATATAACGATGAGTGACGGAGGAAAGGGACATACTCAGCGTCCCAAATCAATAGCTGATGAAGAATGGGCTACTAGATGGAATGCCATCTTTGGTAAAGACTCAGTAGAAGATTACAAACAGTCGGTAGATGTTGACAACCTCCGACAAAATGATAAGGACAATGACAATGATCTTCTTAGACATAGAGACAAACCTGAAACATGACACCATTTGGTTATGTGTTACTAAGCACAACACCACTGGTGAGGTAAGGCACTGGCGGGAAGCCGACACCTTGCAACAATACTTAGATGGTGAGCAAGTGGTAGGCCATAATGTGATTAATTTTGACGCACCAGTGCTGAAGAAGGTGTGGGGCGTTGTCATTCCAGACAACATGTTGGTGGATACATTGGTTATGTCACGCCTGTACAAGCCCGACATTGATATTGTCGTGCCTGAGCAGGGCAAAGCCCCTAGTCCACACAGCCTAGAGGCATGGGGCTATCGCTTAGGCAACCACAAGATTGGTTACACTGCCTTTGATGGTGGCTACACTGAGAGCATGGCTATCTACTGTGAGCAGGATGTTATGCTGTTAGAGAACCTATACAACTTCCTAACAACAACCATGACCAAGGAAGGGTTTTCCCTACAAAGCATTCAGCTTGAGCATGATGTTGCCATCATCTGCCGTGACATGGAAGACAACGGCTTCATGTTAGACATTGAAAAAGCTATGGTGTTGAATGCAACATTGAGTGGACGCATGTCTGATATTGAAGAGGATATGCAGAAGGTGTTTCCTCCCATCGTAGAGCAACGCTTCTCTGAGAAGACAGGCAAGCAGCTCAAGGATAAAGTCACCGTCTTTAATCCCGGAAGTAGGCAGCAAATTGCTGAGCGATTGGCAGGGCTTGGTGTTGTCTTTACAAAGAAGACAGAAAAAGGCAATGTCATTGTGGACGAAGCTGTGCTTGAGAAGATTGACTTGCCAGAGGCTAAGCTTGTAGCTGAATACTTAATGATACAAAAAAGAGTAGCACAGATTAGCAGTTGGTTGGAACTGGTAGGCGATGACGGTAGGGTGCATGGTAGGGTTACTACCAATGGGGCTGTCACTGGTAGGGCTACACATAGCAGTCCTAACATGGCACAAGTTCCTGCCGTAGGTAGTCCATTCGGTGCTGAGTGTAGAGAGATGTGGCGTGTGCCTAAGGGATACAAGCAGGTGGGTGTTGACCTATCAGGCATTGAGCTGCGTTGTCTAGGTCACTACCTGAATGACCAAGAGTGGATGGATGAGCTATTAAAAGGTGATATACATTGGTTTAACACACAGAGCTTTGGCTTAGTTGAACGAGGCACAGTGAAGGATGATAACAATCCAGACCACAAGAAAGCCCGTAACACAGCGAAGACACTTGTGTACGCCACATTGTACGGAGCAGGAGCAGCCAAGGCAGGAAGCATTGTTGGTGGAAATAGCAGCAAAGGTAAGAAACTTATTGACAGTTTTATTAACAACACGCCCGGCCTTTCTTCTTTGAAGAAAAAGATATCTAGGCTGATGGCTAAGGGTCATCTCCCTGCACTGGATGGACGCAGGGTGTGGGTTAGATCTGAGCATGCTGCATTGAACACCTTGCTGCAAAGTGCAGGTGCTATCATAGCTAAGCAATGGCTTATTGAATCAACAAAGCTGTTGCAAGAGAATGCAATAGATGCTAAACTATTAGCGTTTGTTCATGACGAAACACAATGGGAAGTGAGAGAAGATCAGGCAGAGGAAGCAGCTAGGCTCATCGAGCAAGCAGCAACCAAAGCAGGGGAAGCTCTTAAGTTTAGATGTCCTGTTAATGCTGAGGGTAAGGTTGGTGATAACTGGAAACAAACACACTAAGGAGATAGAAATGTATGAGACTAAAGCTGCTGTCAATCCTGATCCTTGGAAACATAGATCAGATGGTATGAGATGTAAAACTTGTATTTGGTTTGTTCCTAAAACAACCCAACTACTCGGAGATGTAAGTGAGATTGGACGCTGCCGTAGGCATGCTCCAACAATGGGAGGTTATCCAGTTGTCTACATGACAGACTGGTGTGGTGATCATCGATTAGACGAAAACAAAGTTTAATTGGTGCGGTTGTGGGTCTGCCGTTCAGACCATTTTCATATTGGAGAAAATTATGAGTGAAGAAAAGAAAGCCATCAAGATTAAAGCTGATGTGTTTTGGTGTCAACACAATAAGGTGAATGACATGTCTGGTAAGTTTCAGCTTAACCTGTGTAACCTGTCTGACGCTGCTGTTGAAGCATTGGAAGACATGGGCATCAGTGTTCAAACTGGTGAAGACAAGAAGGCTGACATGGGCAAGTACATCACTTGCAAATCAGAGAAGCCTATCCGTGTCTTTGACACAGACAATGATGAAATTACTGAAGCCATTGGCAACGGTAGTAAAGGCAAGGCGTTGGTATCTACATACTCTTGGACTTACAAGAATAAAAAAGGTATTAGCCCTTCATTGAAGAAGCTGGTCATTACAGACTTGGTAGAGTATTCCGCTTCTAGCGGTATTGATGCAAACGATGAGGACGTATTATGAATTTGAACATCACACTTACATTGGACCAACTGAACTTGGTCTTGGCAGCACTGTCTAAGCTTCCCTTTGAAGCTGTTACAGACACCATTGCTGTTATCCGACAGCAAGGAATGGAACAGCTTCAAGCAGCCGAAGCAGCAGCAAAGAACGCTGAAGCGCAGCGTGATTTGTTTGAAGAAGCAGAAGTAACAGAAGCTTCCTAATGAAAGCACTATTCGATAGCGATATATTCGCCTATCGTGCAGCATCCGCATGTGAGGACGAAGACGAGACAACGGCACAGCGAACACTGGATCGTTTAATTGTTGATGTCCTCATGTGTGGTGTTGATAGCATCTACCCTGATTGCTTTGTAGATGAGTGGCACATGTTCTTAACAGGTAAGAACAACTTCAGATATCAGATAGCCACCACTGTTCCTTACAAAGGGAATAGAGTGGACAAGCCTAAGCCAAAGCATCTAGCTTTCCTTAGAAACTATTTGGTTAAAGAGTGGGGAGCTACCATCTCTGAAGGACAGGAAGCTGATGATGCCATTGCTATTGAAGCAACAAGACTTGGTGACAACTGTGTCATTGTGTCTTTAGACAAAGACTTAGATCAGATTGTTGGTTGGCATTACAACTTTGTAAAGCATAGTGGTTATTACATCAAGCCAGAGGAAGCTCTAGTTAAGTTGTACACGCAGATGCTCACTGGTGATGCTGCTGATAACATCAAAGGATTGTTCCGTGTTGGTCCAGTGAAAGCAGCCAAGATAATTGGGGACACAACAGATGAACTTGAGCTATACAACAAAGTGTTGGAAGCTTATGAAGGTAATGCTGAGAGAGTGTTAGAGAATGCTCAGCTTCTTTTCTTACGAAGATATGAAGGACAGATATGGACTCCTCCACAAACTTAAAACCTAATGACATTGCCCTCATCCTACGCCCTAACATTGAAGGTGGTAAATATACCAATAGCTTTCAGGTGTTAGTCAGTGGCTTCGGTCCTGTTACGATTAGTAAAGACGATGTAGACAATCTCTTGGGCATGGCTATGATATTAGCCTCAGTGATTCCACACATGGAAGAGAATGAAAAGCTAGCTTATGAGCTTGTTGAATACTGTGGCAAATACTTTGCTGATGTAGGCGACTTTGAATACAACCCAGATCATGACAGCTTTGGTGATGGTGGCTTCACCATTAACACCAGAACAATGGGAGGTATGCAATGAATGTAGATGACACACTGGCAGTAAGAGCCACTAGATATGGCAACTACAAAGAAGATGTCTCTAGAGTTTCTCAAGCATTGAAAGATGTCTTAAGATCTGGTGATGTATGGAAAGAGATGGATGATGATATGAAGGAAAGCCTCGATCTCATCTGTAATAAAATGTCTCGCATTGTTAATGGTGATCCTTGGTATCATGACTCATGGCATGACATCATTGGCTACGCTAGACTGGTTGAAGAAAGAATTGAAAAGCTATGATCACAGTAGACATTAGTTTAAAAGTATTCTTTAAACCAGAAGACCTACCTAATGTCTATCTGAATGAAGAAGTGTTGAGCGAGGTGATTATTGAAAACCTCACAGCCTCATTGGAAAGAATGGATTCATATGAAGTGGTGTTCAAGCATGTGGATGTGGAAGGACTAGAATGAAAGTTAACTCTGTAACTATTAGGGAGGCAAGTAATGGCTATGTTGTTGAGCATATTGCTGAGTCCGAGTACGATAAATTTCTATCTGAGTTTATTGCTATGGACATTGACGAAGCTTTGGCGATAGCTAGAGATTTATTTGTGCATTACGATGCTGCTGACATGTCGCATTTAGTAGATACTCCAGTTGGCAGATAACAAAAAAAGAAATGGTGGTGAGTGGACTGACTCTAGGTTCAGAAGCTTTGTCACCTCTGCATTGAGAGCAGCCTCTAGGCGTTGGCCTCCTAAATATAAAGCACTCAAAGAAGCTTTCGTAGGTAGGAAGGAAAACAAAAAGACGGGTAAGCTAGCGATGCATTACAAATGTGCCAAATGTAAGAAGCATTTTGTTGCTGCTGATGTACAGGTAGATCATATACTCCCAGTAGTATCACCAACAGAAGGCTTTGTTAGTTGGGACTTATTCATTGATCGTATCTTTTGTGAGATAGAAAATCTTCAGGTTTTATGTCGCAGTTGTCACGGTTTAAAAACACAAGCTGAGAAACAGGAGAGAGTAATTGCTAAAATGCACAAAGTGTCAGATGGAGAAGCAGCCGGATCAAATGTCAAAAGACGCAAGAAGGCAACAGGGTCTGAGTAGTTGGTGTAAAGATTGTCGTAAACAATCTTCACGAGCATGGGCAAAAGTAAACCCTGAAAAGACTAAAGAAACTAAACGTAATGCTCGAAAGAAAGAAGGGTATCAATCGTTGTCAAGAGGGTACATCTTGAATCACAGGTATGGGATTACTTTAGATGGTTATGATACATTACTTAAAGAACAAGACGGGTGCTGTGCTGTGTGTAATGTTAAGCAATCTGACAAATCTTATCACTTTCATGTGGACCATTGCCACACTACGGGGGTAGTACGAGGTCTTCTTTGTTCACCTTGTAATGTATTTCTTGGTGTCATTAAGGACGACATTGATTCTCTTAAAAGGGCGATAATATATCTAGAAAGGAAAAAGAAATGAGAGTTGAGTTGTTAGAAGAGCATGATGATGGCAGCGCAACCTTTACATTTGAATTGAATTGGGAAGAGCGTAACATCCTACTTAACTTGGGTATAATTACAGCCATCAAGAATGGCATTGAAGAAGGAGCTAAATATGTGGGTAACACTAATATGGGCAACACCGGAAGCGGAGAACCTGATAGCGTACATGGCGAGGGTGAGCAACCCTGAGAATCAAAACAATACTGAGACAGCCCCTAAGCTGCTGAAGTATTTAATTGATAACAAACATTGGAGTCCATTTGAGATGGTCAATGTCTGTATGGAAATTGAAACTACCCGTGACATTGCCCGTCAAATCTTGCGTCACCGTAGCTTTAGCTTCCAAGAATTCTCCCAACGCTATGCCATTTCATCACGCTATGAAACCAGTGAGGCACGGCTACAGGATGAGAAGAACAGACAGAACTCAATCCCTGTACAAGACCGTGAATTGATGAAGGTATGGCAGGAGCTACAGACAGATGTTTTAATCGCTTCTAAGAGGTCCTATGAGGCTGCACTGGGCATGGGCATTGCCAAGGAAGTGGCTAGGAAAGTTTTGCCTGAAGGTATGACAACCAGTAGGATGTACATGAATGGTACATTGAGAAGCTGGCTGCATTACATTGACATTCGTTGCGACAAAGCAACACAGAAAGAACATCGTGAAATAGCAGAGGAATGTAAGTTAATACTAACCAACTTATTCCCTTCTCTATTTACAGATAGCAAGCAGTAGCCAACTGAGGTATAACTACCTTTCTTTTCACGGGAGCTTCGGCTCCCTTTTTTCCCACCATAACAGGAGTATTTCTATGGCAAAGTATAAGGTCAACATTGACCTGTCTCGGGACGCATTGTTCGATGAGCTAGGCATCCAGAGATTGAGAGAGAGTTACATGAAGGAGGAAGAGGTTAGTCCTCAAGAAAGATTTGCATATGTTTCGGAATCGTTTGCTTCAAACCAAGACCATGCTCAGCGACTTTATGAATATAGCAGTAAGCACTGGCTTAGCTACTCTACTCCTATCCTATCTTTTGGTCGCTCTAAGCGTGGCCTCCCTATTAGCTGTTTCCTTAATTACATGGATGATAGTGCAGAAGGTTTGGTTGATAACCTATCAGAAACTAACTGGCTATCCATGTTTGGTGGTGGTGTCGGTGTGCATGTGGGTATCCGCAATAGTGATGATAAGTCTACTGGTGTTATGCCCCACCTTAAGATCTATGATGCTAGCTCATTGGCCTACCGTCAAGGACGCACAAGACGGGGCAGCTATGCTGCCTATCTAGACATCCATCACCCTGACATCATCCAGTTCTTGGAGATGCGTAAGCCCACTGGTGATCAGAATGTACGCACACTAAACCTACATCATGGCATCAACATCACTGATGAATTCATGACCATCATTGAGAAGTCCATGAAAGACCCAGACTTTGATGACAGCTTTCAATTGAAGAACCCTGCCACTGGTTTAGTTGTTGAGACAGTGTCTGCTAAATATCTGTGGCAGAAAATATTGGACCTGCGTATGCAGACTGGTGAGCCATATCTAGTCTTCATTGACACAGCTAACAAAGCTATGCCTCAGTGGTTGAGCAAAAAAGGTTTGAAGATTAATGGCAGCAATCTGTGTACAGAAATCTTTTTACCCACTAACGAGAAGCGAACAGCAGTGTGCTGCTTGTCCTCTTTGAATTTGGAATACTATGATGAGTGGAAGAATGACAAACAGTTCATCGTAGATGTTATGGAAATGCTAGACAATGTGTTGCAATACTTTATTGATAGAGCACCGTCAACAATTGCTAGAGCTAAATATAGTGCAATGATGGAGCGTAGCATTGGTATTGGTGCGCTAGGCTTCCATGCTTTTTTACAGAAGAAAGGTATTGCCATCGATGGTGTGATGGCTAAGAGTTATAACAATGAAATATTTAAGCATATACATGCTTCGTGTTTACGGGCTGATGCTGTCTTGGAGCAACAGCGTGGCAGTTGCATCGATGCTGGTCACAGTCTTATTCGTAGAAGGTTTAGTCATCATACTGCTATTGCTCCTAATGCCAGTAGCAGTCTTATTATGGGGAATACTAGCCCTTCAGTCGAGCCGTACAGAGCGAATGTTTTTAGGCAGGACACACTTAGTGGAGCGTTCGTATATAAGAATAGGTTCTTGAAGGCAGAACTTGCTGCACTGGACATGGACAATGACGATGTGTGGGCATCCATCATTAGCAATGAAGGATCTATACAGCATCTAGATGTTCCTGAACAAGTGAAGGAAGTGTTTAAGACTGCTATGGAAATTGATCAGCGTTGGTTGGTTGAGCTTGCAGCAGATCGTCAACAATACATTGACCAAGGTCAGAGCATTAACCTGTTCTTCCCTGCAAATGTATCCATTAAATATTTACACAGTATTCATTTTTTAGCATGGCGTAGTGGTTTAAAGTCTTTATATTATTTGCGGTCTGAAAAGGTTAGGAAAGCAGATAAAGTTGGCGCACAAATTAAGCGTCAAAGAATTGAAGACGATATTGACTTAAAGGAAATAGCTGATGGAAACACTTGCTTGGCTTGCGAAGGTTAAGAAGTGTTCTTGTTGTGGGATAGAAAAAGACTTGATCGATTTCTACCCACATAAGAATACAAAAGATAAATTACGAGCTAAATGTAAACAATGTACTACCGCAGAAAACAAAGAATGGGGAGAAAATAATAAAGATAAGAAAAAGAATGCACACTATCGTAGAACATATGGTATTTCATATAATGAAGTTATGCACAGACACAGTGTTGTCAATAATAAATGTGAAGTATGTGCAGAAGAAAAAGAACTTCTTGCGGTAGATCATTGCCACACAACAGGAAAAGTTAGAGGACTTTTATGTATGAGATGTAATTTACTTCTAGGAAAAATTGAAGAAAATAAAGACATAATTTTCAAGTTGTTTAATTATTTAAAAGAAAGAAGTTGATATGGTAAAGACAAAAGCAGATATTACGCAAGAACGTACAACATTTAAGCCATTCAAATATCCTTGGGCATATGAAGCTTGGCTTCAGCATGAGCAAAGCCATTGGCTTCATACTGAAGTGCCTATGTCTGAGGATGTTAAAGACTACAGAAAACTCAGCGCTAATGAGCAAGAGTTTTTAACAAAGATCTTACGCTTCTTTGTACAAGGTGACTTGGACATTGGCAGTGGTTATCATGACCACTACATCCCAGTGTTCAAGCAGCCTGAAGTAAGAATGATGATGAGTGGCTTTGCAGGTAGAGAAGCCCTGCATGTGGCTGCCTATGCTCACCTCATTGAAACCTTAGGCTTGCCTGAGTCTACCTACAATGAGTTTCTACAATACAAAGAGATGGTGGAAAAGCACGACTACATCAGCAACTTAAACCAAGCACCTATGGCTGAGAAGATTGCAGCCATCTCTGCCTTTGGTGAAGGCATGCAATTGTTTTCTAGCTTTGTGATGTTGCTAAACTTTGCAAGAAATGGTAAGCTCAAAGGGTTGGGCCAAATCATTGCTTGGTCTATTGTGGATGAAACTCAACATGCTGAAGGCATGATTAAGGTTTATCGTGAATATGTTAAACACCATCAAGACGAAACGACTTCGGACCGTATTAAAGAAATTGCGGATCAGATGGTATGTCTTGAAGACCAATTCGTTGATCTCGCTTTTAGTATGGTTGAAGTTGAGAAACTCACGAAGGAAGAAGTGAAGCAATACATCCGCTACATTGCTGATCGTAGACTCATCTCTATGGGAATGAAGGGCATCTACAAGATTAAGAAGAATCCTTTGCCTTGGGTAGATGGTATGCTTGGTGTTAGCCACACCAACTTCTTTGAGCAGCGTGTAACAGACTACAGCAAGGGTGCTACCACTGGTACATGGGATGATGTATGGGGGAAAGCAGCATGATTGTTGTCAATCTTAGACAAGGCATAGGACTGGACATTGAATATAATGAAGACATCTGTCACATTATTAATGATGGTGATGACACTGATAAGCTATTTGCTTATAGTGGTATACTAATTAAGTTGCCTTTCATTAGCGTCTACATTGGCGAGTTTGATGAAATAGGGGCACTCATTAAAGATAACAAACCTACAGGGGGATAACATGCAAGTCAAGTCTGAACGATCTGCACCACTGCGTATTCAATTTGAACAAGGCTATAAAGCTTTCAGACATGGATGGTTGGTCAATCAATATGACCCACTGTCTGTGGCAGGTAAAGAGTGGCAACGAGGATTTGATCGTGGCTACTTTGATAACATTGAAAGACTCAATGGCTACCAAGCGGTTCGATAAAGAACTCCATGACACCTACGACAAGTTTGGAAGAGATGTAGTTAAAAGCTATGTCTCTTCTTTTTGGAATATGGAAGCTAGAGATAATCCCGATAGATATGGGATTGATCTGCATCTGTATAAAGATGATTTGTTGGTGGGGTATGCTGAGGTAGAGGTCAGACTATCGTGGAAAACTGTAGAGTTTCCATACGAAGATTTGAATGTACCTGCTAGGAAGAAGAAGCTTTTAACACAAGAGCTTCCTACACACTTCTTCTCAATTAACAAAGATGGAACAGCCTTGTTTCATTGCGAAGCTGCTGCTGTATTAGACTCAGAAGTTAAAGAGTCTAGAAATAAATATGTCTACCAAGGAGAACTCTTTTACAAAGTCTCTCTTGATAGACTATCTTATGTAGTATTACCTACGGCTAGCTAAGCCACCCTTAGCTAAGCCAATCTTCTTTTTAGTTTCTTTATCTTTGTAGGATCCACCTACCAAGTCTCTAATATTATTTACTGCTTCAATTTCTTTTTTAACAGCAGAAGACATTTCAGTATTAGTGCTGTCAGAATCAACAACATTTTTACGCAACGTACTAAACTGTTTCTCTAACACTTTAAGAGCCTCAGCCTTATCTTTACTGCCCACCTTTTCTAATGAAGCAATAACATCAGGTATGAAATTTTCTAATAAGTCAAAGTTTAATGTATGTGAAGGTCTAGAAAGTTTACCAAGCCTAGAGGCTGTTGATTGATTACTCTTTATAATTGGTTTTAACCCAGCCTCACTTACAGCTTTACCCCCCGTTTCTCTAAACTCATTTCTAACAATGTTTCGAATAACTCTATAAGCGTTCCATGCTTGAGCTTCTTCATTGCTACCTATACCACCTTCTTTAATTGGTTTAAAAGAATCTGGAGATAAGAAGTTTCTTTTGTAATGTTGTAAAAGTTTAAGATAATTTTCAGACAATCTCTCTTGTTCTTTAAACACAGGAGTTTTCTTTTCTGTCTCATACATGTTTCTAGAGATAGCCAGCTTTTCACTTTCTGTAAAAGCATCTTCAGACTCACGCATACCAATAGATCTAGGAAGTCCTAATGGACGAGCCACTGTAGGAGATCCAGTAATAGATCTTGCAATGGTGTTCATATCTCCAAGCCACATGTCTTGTTGTATTTTTGTTTTCTTATACTGCTCTCTAGACATGTTGATGCGTCTAAACTCATAATCAGCATATGGAATAGATGTTTGAACAATGTTCTCAGGATCTGTCCCACCAAAACTTGTGTTGGCATAGTTAAAACGAGCATCAGAAGTAAAGGAAGTTGCTCCTACTTTTAATTCTCTTTGTCCAGCTTGATCTTCTGGTAGTGTTTGAGGATCAAAGAAACCTTTAGCTGCTCTATCTTCTGCATTATATTCCGTCCCATGATAGAGCACCTTAGGTGGTCTGTCTTTATACTTCTCTCTGAGCTTGTTAAGTTTCTCTTGTAAAGGCATAGAGAAAGAAACAAAATCTTCTACAGACTTTGGATCATTAACATCCACTTCTTTACCTTTGGCTGCTCTGTATTCGCCCTGAGCTACAGCAATAACATCATCCTCAACCTTACCTGCCACATTAGGCATTTCAATCAGCTTATCAAAAGCATCTGTCCTCATTTGCTTAATGGCAGTTAGTGTGTTCTGTCTAACTTCAAAATCTGAAATGATGTCTGAGTCTCTGCTAAATCCATATTTGGCTTTATTTAAATCACCCTCAGCTATGCCTTTCATGTAAGGAGACAAAGGAGCAGGGGCCTCTATAGGAGTAGGCTTCTCCATAGGAAGGTCTGTTTTAATCTCAGGCAATGCTTCTGCTTCCACCTTAGGTGGTGGTGTGAACGAAGCTTCAGCTTCTGATACAAGCTTCTCCATCTCTGCATCAACAGGCTTAGGCTGAACAGCAGGGCTAACCTTACTCTTAACAATAGGCGCTTTAACTACAGGAGCAGCCAGTGCTTGTGCTGTTTGTTCTGCCGCAGGAGCAATGGAATGTTTAGAAACAATATCACCAAGAGACAAAGCTGTTTTCTTAACACCAGCTTCAACAACTTCTCCAAGAATATTCTTAGCTACCACACCACCAACAGCATAGCCCGGCAAAGCTCTCATAGCTTCAGCATAGGCCAAGGCAGTGGCATAGTCTTTAGTGGTGGCTAAGTCTTTTCCTTGCTGCTGTTGATATGTTTCATTAACAACACGCTTAAGCTCAGCAGGAAGTTTAGAATATTGAACTTCATACAGGCGAGGTTGCTTACCAACAGCATAAGCTGCTGCTTCATCTTTATTGGTAGCAATTTCTTTGGCTGTCTTCTGTGCCCATCCTATCAGATTCTGTAGAGCCACCTTCTGTAGGTCTTGGCTACCTTCTGCATAGAAGCTTGTCTTCTTAAGGTTGTCAAACTGTTCCATCACCAATGGAGCCATCACCTTACGAGCTTCAGCATCTACAATCTTGTCACCAGTGGTGGTGAAGATTTTATTGAAAGGTACTTTAAGCCTAATAACTTCTTCTTCCAACTCAGAAGGTACTCCCTTGATAGCAATACCAGACAACATCTTCAATGGACCATTGTCATTAAATGCTGCTGTTTCTCTCAGAGGTGGTTGATATACTGGAAGCTCTTGTTTCAAGATAGGAGTACGCTTCATCAACTGTTGCTTAGCTGAAGAAGTAAATCCTTCCTCACCTGCTGGAATCTGATAAGCATCTCTAGGTAGAGTTTCGTTACGATCAATAGCACCAACAATATCGCTGATCTGTTGGAAAGGAACAAGTGCTCTACCTAAGTATTCACCCACCCACTCACCAAAGAAGGTCTTAACTTTGTTATCTGCTGTGTCTTCACCAGTTCCTGCATTAGTCTGAGCTTCAGCAAACTTATCACCAAGCCATGAGTATGTACCTGCTGGTGCTTTAAAGCCAGTCATAGCTTCTAAGAATTCCTTAGACTTAAACTCATCTGTTCTTCCTTTGTTAAATTTAACAAGGTAGTCACCTAATGCTAGGAAAGGAGCAGCAGGGAATAAAGCTCTAGCATCTACAGTAGAGCCATCAGGATTCTTGATGTTGTACCAGTCAGAGTCTTGGTTTTCTTGTCTGTATTTATAAGCAGCATATAAAGCAGCAGTGCCTACAGCACCTTTAGAGAAGTTCTCAAGTCCCATAGTGACTTGCTTAGTTCCCATGTCAGCTTCGCCCTTAGCCATCTTTGTTAAGCCAGCAGCAATGTCTGTGCTACCAGATAACACACCAGTAGGCATGTGCTTATATGTCCACTCCATAGCATTAGCCATGAAGCGAGGGAAAGGAATAACTGTTGAGCCAATAGGACCAAGCTCTTCAATAAACTTTACCGCATGGAACATTGGTCCTTTGGTAGGCATCTTACTGAATGTACCAGTGAGGGCTTCATTGACAGCATTCTGTAACACATCAAATGGCACTTGTTTACCTTGAGCAATAACATCATACATGTTAATGCCAACACGACTTAGTTGCTTCTCCACTGAGGAAGTGAACATAGCCTTACGGAAGAAAGCATCCTGTGCCACGTTGAATGTGTTAGCAATTTGTGCTGCCTTAGACAAATCATTAGGACCAGCTTCACCTGTTGTTTTAACCATCCTTCGATATAAAGCAGGTGTTCCATTTAACAAAGCTTCTGTTACATCAGAAGATAAGTCTCTTTGACCTAAGTAGAAAGCAGAGCGTACAGCATCATCATAGACACCCTTCAATCCACCAGTGAAGCTACCTGTCACTGGCTTACCAGTAGCAAGCTCACCTGCTGTCTTACCTAGTCTGTATAAAGAAGATTCAATGGCTTCTGCTGCTGTACCAAAGGTAATAACAGACATACCAGAGAAGGCATTCCTAAGGGTGGTAGAAAGCTGAGACACCATCAAGGCTTTCAACTCTCTATCAAGACGCATACCAAAGTCTTTGATGCCAGTGAATGCTGAAGTGACAGCGCTTCTGTCACCATACATCTTGTTAAGTTCTGAAGCAGCGGCAGGATCAATGTTCTTTAGTTTGTTTTGTAATCTAGCGACTACAGATAAGCTCTGTAAAGAACGAGCAGCATCACCCGCTGAAGTTCTAAACATCTTAGCAAACTCATCTGGTGTTACATCGGCAGAGGCCAATGCTCTTTCAAACACAACATCATCAAATGTATCTACAGATTCAAGTGTACGCTTAATAGCATCAGACACTTTCTCTGTAGCTTTAGGAGCCAGCTCAGGCATCTGCTCCCAAATGTCTTGAGCAATTAATGTAGCTCTTTTGTTAAGATCGTTTCTAACTTCCATCTGTGCTACAGATGTAGGTTTGCCTTGAGCATCAAGAAGCTTACGGCCTTCATAGATGTCATAAGCATCTTCCAATGCTTTATCTGTTGGATCTTTTGGTGTTACTTCTACCTTAGGTGCAGGTGTTGTTGGTTCTCCTGCTGCAGGTTTCTTTCTAGTTTTTAGGATTTCATCTAGTTGGCTAGCTGCTCCCTTCTTTCCAGCACGAAGGAATGGAAGCACTTCTGCTGTCTCAGTGACAGCACCAATAGCACCAGCCAAAGCTACCTGCTTACCTCTAACACCTTCTTCCAGTCTCTTCTGCCTATCTTCTTTATAATTCTTAAGCAGTTCCTGCCCTTCAGCATCAAGTGTATTAGGATCAATCTTATTAGCTTGATCTAGTTCAGCTTGTGTTACATTCAACTCAATTTTTTGACTAGTAGTTTCTTGTGCTGCTGTAGTAGCACCACCAACAGCAGGGGTAGCTGCTGCCATACTAATGCCTTTGGCAGAAGTGAGCGCAGCTTTAGTTCCTTTTTCTGTTGCTAGTTTTGTTAAGCCACTACTAGCAAGCTTACCTGTTCCTAGTGTAAAAGCGGTAGATGGGCTACTAACAATACTAGAGATAAAATCCATTACAGGACGGAATCCACGTTGTCCTCTATTCTTTTCATCAAACACGCCAGCAGTGTTCTTAAACAAGTCATAAGCTGCACCAGCTTTTAACTTGTCTTCTTGCTTAGCGTTATTTAAATATTGTAGTTCTCCTACACTGCTAATCTCATTGCCAGTGTCGAGCATTCGCATGTGTGTAGCAAAGCGATTGACAAAGTCTTCCTTTGTTTCACCTGCTTTAGGCGTTCCCTCTTTACCAAACCTAGCAGCAGCATAATCTTGGATGGTTTTGAAGTTCTTATCATCTTTCCACAAAGCATCAAAAGGAATCTTCTGTGCTTCTTCTTCTCTAATCTTTGCTGCTCTTTCTGTCAAAGCTGTAGCTCTTTGACGAGGGGCTAAGAAGGCAGGTTTAGTTAAGTCTTCTGCTGGCTTCTCAGTAGGGGCTGCGGCTTTCGCAACAACAGTATCACTAACACCAAAAGAAACTGTAGGTGCTTCAACTATTTTATCGTTGATACCAAAACTAGTTGGGGGTGTCTCAACTACTTTGTCATTAATACCGAAAGCCATAATTACCCTTTAATCTTTTCTTTACCATCCGTATCGATATATCTTGTTCCCTTAGGAATGGCATCATATTCAGCTTGAGTTTTTGGAGCTGGTATAGATGCTGCTGCTGGAGCTGCTGGCTTAGGTTGCGTAGCCATAGGACCACCACGGGAAGCAGCAGGAGCTGCCGGAGGATTGACAGGCGTAGGTATAGCGCTCATCAATACATTCTCAGGCGTGGCTTTAATGGCTCTACCGTCTTGATCAAATGTAACACCAATAGATACCAAGGCATTTCTAGAAGTAGCTGATTTAGGCTTACCATCTGGGTTAGTAAACTCAGCAATCATGGCATTACGAGACTGAGCATAAGCCATCTTCATCTGTGTATCTGCAATGGTCTTAGGAGTGACAGTGATGTTACCCTGCATGTCTGTAGAAGTAACAAACTTACCGGGAGCCAACGACTCAACTGTGGATGCAAAGCCTCTAGAAGCAACAGTGATGAGGTTGGATTGTGTAATCTTCTCTTCATTGCCTTCTTTAGGATTGGACATAAGCTTGATACGCTGCTGTAACAATGAAGCAGCAAGTGCTCTTTCCTGAGGAGTCTTAGCAGGATCTTGAGCTTGATTAGCCAAGTCACTTCTAATATCTTCTTCAGTAGTTTTACGTCCAAGTTCTGTAGCTTGCTTAGTAATTTTAATCTTAGCCAGAATATTTGTAGCTTCCTGTTTCTCTTCTGGTGTTTTAGCATTCAATGCTTTAACCTGAGCATCACTTGCAATCTGATCAAATGTTTTGCTCTTAGCAAGTTGGCTATAGTCCATCTCACCCATCATAGTGGGTGCTCTCTTTGTAGTGATTTCTTGATAACCAATCAACTGCTCCAAGCTCATGCCATATTTAGCAGCAGCTTTCTGAGCTTGAGCATATCCATTACCAGCAACAAGCTGATCAACAAGACCACCACCTTTAGAAGCAGTGTTAAACAACTCTTTAGTTTGTGCTGTAGCTGCAGCCTGAACCTTAAATAACTGTTCCATGTAGTCAGCAGCTTTAACACCAGCAGGAGCACTCTCTGCTGCTTTAAAGAAGTCAGGTGTTAAACGAGTAGACAGCTCTGGATCATCACGCAAACGCTTAACAATATCCTTAGCTACTTCTGGATTGGTAGCAAGTGTAATGAGCTGTTGATCATTAAACTTAGTACCACCTTTAAATGTAAAAGAACCAAGCTCACTGACAACAGCCCTGTAGTCTTCCTTCTGTTTATTTAGTTCTTTCTTTTTCTCTTGAACATTGTGGTACATGTTAGCGACACTAGCTGCAGTGGCAGCAGCTTGGTCCTCTTCCTTCTTAGCGATTTGCTCAGACAATCCTTTAGCAAATCCACCAACAAAACTTCCAAACCAACTAGCCATTATTTATCTCCTCTTGCCATCAAGCCTTTAGCAGAAGGTTTTTCTTCTTCTGGTATTGGCTCTTCTGTATTAGATTTTTTCATGTCATCAATAAGTTCTTTAATAACTCTAGGATCAACTGTATCTCTCTTATTCTTTTCACTGCTAGAAATTACATAAGGAACATCATTTAGTTCTGCAATGGTTTTAATCATCTCTACAAGAATAGGAGTGACTAAGAAGCCTACATCAACTGTATGTATTCCCTGCATAATTGCAGTCTTAGTGATGGTGTTCACCACAGTTAAAATTGGAATGTCTCTCTTAACAACTTCCAAAAGATCCATGATGAGTTCTGGATCATCAAACTTATTTGTGTAGAAGTTGACAACATCTTCTAGCTTCACATGTTGTGGAGGATTTTCCCAAGGCACATTACCCGGCTCAACTGTTAATGATTGACCGGGGATAGGAGCTGATAAAAACATATTAGGATTTGCCATTCAAGATCTCCATCTTCTGTTTGCGGATGGCTGCAATGTATCCAGCAACTTCTGTATAAATATCATTATCTTCTTTTGGCTTTTTATCAGACATGGGTTCTTTAGCTAACAATCCTTTAGATGGTTTGGCTTTCTTAGCAGAAAGTTTTTCATCTGCTATAGCACTAACCTTGCTATAAAACTTATCAAAATTCTTCATCGTCAGTCTCCGAATATCCAGTTAATTGCTCTGGTAATTAAGTTGCCACCAGTCTCGCTACCAACAACTCTAGAAGCAACATTACCAATAGCAGCAGCATTACCCGCTTCAATTGTAGCATTGGCAATAGCCATTTGACCTTCTCTAGCAATCTCTGCAGCAGCCAGTGATGTAGATCTGTTAGCATCATTCTCAGAAGACTGCCAAGCGTGAGTAACATCATCACGATACATCTGAACATTGTTGTTATATTCAGCCAATGTAACTTGCTGTGCTAGCTGAGCATTAGCCATGTTAGCAGCATTGGTAGCTGCTGTGTTAGCAGTAGAAATCTCTCTCATCCACTGAGCATTGGCTTGGTCAATAACCAATCGTTGCTGTGCATTGAAAGTGTCTCTTTGGTTTTGTGACTCTGTATTAAACTTAGCAATAGAGTTTGATTGATCAGTGTTAAACTGACTCACTGCTGTAGTTTGTGCAGCATTAAACTGGCTAACTTGTGTAACCATTGTTGCATTAAACTGCGTAACTTGATTCTCACTGGCAGCATTAAATTGCTTAGCAGCATTAGCAGAAGCTGTGTCTGATAACAATGCTTGTGTTGTTGCTTGTGCTTTAAACAATACAGCCTGTTGCTCATTGTCTAAGTTCTTCATGTCCATAGCCAAGAACGACTGAGCATTAACAACAGCAGCTTGCTGTCTAGCATTCAGGTTTGCTGTGTCCATAGCTGCATATGTAGCAGCATTAGCAATGGTGGCAGACTGAGAAGCAGACAGCTCAGCCAAGCCAATAGACTTTAACAACTCACTGTTGTGTAGCTTAGCTTGTTGTTCTGCTGTGAATGTTAAGTTGGTAGCTTGAGAAATCTTATCAGCATTCAACACAGCAGCTTGCTGTCTATTGTCCAACACCTTGCCTTGCAAAGCAGCTTCAATTTGTGCATTAGCCAAAGCAACTTGCTGACGGTTAGAAGTGTTAGCCATATCAACTTGCACCTGCATAGCACTGTTGTGCAAAGCAGCTTGCTGTACATTGTTTAAGTTGATGTTAGCTTGTTCTGCATATCTAGCAGCATTAACAACAGCAGCCTGTTGTTGGTTGTTTAAGTTTTGTCCTTGTAAGGAGGCTCTGATTTGTGTGTTAGCCAACATTGTTTGTTGCATGTTGGACAAGTTCTGACTCTGTAGCTGGAAAGAACTAGCAGCATTCTGTAGTCTAGCTTGCTGTTCATTACTAAGATTTTGTAATGATAAGCCTTGTTGAGCAGCGGCATTTGTCAAAGCCACTTGTTGTCTGTTATTTAAATTCTGCAAACCCATTGTTGCAAAGGTTTGTGCATCCTGTACAGCAATAGGAAGAGCAGACTCCATAGCAGCTTGGAACACAGCAGTAGCAGCCATAGAGCTACCACCCAATCCTCTTGATGCCATAGCAGCATTAGCTGCCCTCATAGCACCAGCAGCCCAAGCAGGAGTGCTACCATCATCAAAGCTCTTCATCAGCTCTGTAAGCTGTCCTTGAACAGTGGATTGAGCAGACACATCACCCTGTGCTGCAGCAGCTAATGTGCCATCATCTACAGTGAACTTGTTTAGACGAGCAGCAACAACCGTAGCATCTGGAGCAAGACCCTCTGATGTAATTGCTGTGGCTTGAGCCATATCTTTCTCAGCAATCTGAGCAGCCTTAACAAGTTGATTTTCTTGTACAGCGCCCTGAGCAGCTACAACTGCTGTAGGTGCTGCTGTCTGAGCAGCCTCTGCCTTCACAGCAGTGGCATCAGTTACAGGCGTAACCATTTCACCAGCAACTACTTGACGCTGTCCTGCCTGTACTGCACCTTTGTATTGTTCGCCTACTTTTTGAGCAGCAGCTACAGCTTCTTTAGACACTTGTCCTTGTGCGGCTGTAACCTCTGCTTCTTTAGACACTTCACCAGCAGCGCCAGTGACACCTGCCAATGCAGCACCAACAGCAGGAGCAGCCTTAGAAGCTTCATATGCTGCAGCTTCACCAGCTTGAGCAGCAGTGGCTTGACCTGCTGTAGCAGTGGCAGCGCCAGTAACTTGAGCAGCCTGTTGTGCTGCCCTTGGTGTTGTACTAATAGTTTGTTCTGGTGTTGCTGCAATTTGAGCAGCAGTTACTTGAGAAGGAGCACCAGCAAGTGGCTTACCAAACTCATCAGTGGTGGTGTCTACTGGAAGAGCAGGAGAAGAAGGAAGCATTTGATTGTCGAGGGGAGCACCAGTGTCATCCATGATACGATCACCAATAGAAGGACGGACAGCACCAACAGCTCCACCTTGTGCATATCTCTTCATCTTCACCAGTCCACCCTTAGCCATACGCTCAGAAAACTTACTGGTGATGGCTGCGTACTTAGCCTCCAAAGAAGGAGAAGACGCAATGAACTCATCAAAGCCCTGCATAGGACCATCATAGCCAAGCTTTCTAGCTACGACTTCTTTCTGTTGTGATGTAAAATCTTTCATACGTTTCTCGGGTTCTCTATTGCTTCAGTCAAACAAGCTAGCATATCTCTGTTATCTCTCAAGAGTGCTATCACTCCTACAGATAAACAATACACCTGTCTTTCTGACATTTTTAATTGGAAGCAGTCGTCTATAGCGTGAATACATTCATGTAACAATGTGTCCATCTCCGCTAAGGGGTGCTGACCAGACTTAATTTTAATTAAATATTCTTCGTAACTATACTCACCTAATTGATTAGGAAGTTCGTCCACAACCTGTACAGGTACTTCTCTGCCGATAATTGTAAGAGAAGTTGGTAATGTCATTATAACTCTTTATTCATTGTCATACCACAAATATCAGACTTAGTCAATCATCTAGACAACACATCCACCGCATGGTTGATATGTTTAATACGATCTTCTAGTCCAATTGTTCCACCATTAATCTTCTTAGTCATCATAACAAAGTCTTTGCTATTTGCAAATCTATTTAAGTTATGTGTCTGCCAGAACCAGCCAGCAGTCATTGCAGCATACTTAGGTGTACGCACCAGTTCAGGCTGCATAATGAAGTCAGCGCCTAAGGCTTGGCTTGCATGGTAGAAATTGCTCATGCCAGTTAGCTGTAAAAATCCGGAGCCTCTGAACCGCCACCCATCACCAGAAGCTTCATCTCGGTTGCCCATACGATTGCCGTAAATGCGATTGGCAATACGCTGTGGCTTCTTCTCATAGGCAGCAGCTTCCTCAGGTGTGAATCCCCAGACACGCTTAGGTGTCTTAGGGAATAGCTTAAGCAATGTAGCTGCTCTATAGTTTAAGTTCTCTTCCATGATGCGGAAGTTCCCACACTCATGACCACATTGACCTATCCAGCTAGCCTGTTGAATAGGAGAGCTAATACCAAAGCGTTCAAATGTTTCATTAAAACTATCAGCTAATGAAGGGTCAATATGAAGTTGTTTTAAATGTTCAGCGGTTACCATTGATTAAATTCCTTACTTCGTCATAGGCTGCGATGCATTGGTTGAGCTTGTTGATGGCTTTGTCTCCTTCGGCAACGATGTCGATAAGAGCATTAATAGCCTGTCGCTCAAGTTCGCTTGCATCGGTGTTGCTATTTCCTGCGGGAGTGGAGGAATCTGTGGTGGTTTGTACACAACTGGAGGTGGGGAAGCGCAACTCACCAGCCCTAACAAGCTCACGCATAGCAGACTGCTTCTTAGATATTTCATTGTTTGCCTTTCTTAATGCTGCTTCTTTATCACTAAGCTTAGCAGCCATCTCTTGTTCTTTAACCCTAGACTCTTCATTCTTCTTAGCTATCTCTATCTGCATCTCTTGGTCACGGTCTTCCCAACCAAAGTGGTAGCCACCTCTGTATGTGCCAAACAGTGCAACCATTGCACCCACCAATATCCAAGGAAGAGGAATGCCAAACATTAGTCAGCTTCTTTCCTAGCTACTGCTATCTCTTCTCTGTCTTCATCAGGCTCCATGTGTTCTGGAGGAGTTGTTGGTGGAGGACCGGGAGTCCAACTCTCATCAAGCTCTGGATTGTTCCAGACAGGCATAGCACCAAAGGGCTGAGAAGGAAGGCCATAAGCAGACTGAGCAGGAGCATATGTGTTATTTACACAAGGCTGCTGCATTGTAGGAGCTGTAGGAGTTGTAGGCTTGAAGGCATTAGTTGCTGTATTAACAGCTCTCTTACCTACGATGCCGCCAATACCACCAACAATCAATAGCACAATGTCATTGAGCATCTTGGTGTAGGCTTGGTCAATCGGAGCCATACTCTTGATAGGCTGTGTTACAAAGGTAACAGAATATAACAATGCAAACACAATACCAAAGAGGATGATGGTGATGGCTACCACCACAAATCCCCATATCCTAACCTCAATCTCTTCAGGGGTTAGGTTTGGTTTTGGTGGCTGTGGCTGGTTGGGTGTCAGCATTTTTATCAGCAGTTCTCTCAATTTGTTTCTCCAAGATGGGTGCTACTAAATACTCAGGACATGTCTGAGTGAATTGACAACGAGGCTTTTGGCATTGCTCAGCATGGAAGTTGTCTGGGTTTTGACAGAAGTATCTGTAACGATCTTCACAACCAACAAGCAACAATAACAACAATAAATATTTCATACCATTACATCCACAGAGTTTGCTCTAACCCATTGATTTTTCACTTGCTGCACTTTGCATGCTTGTTCTTTCTGATGGTTCAGTCTCTGAAGTTCTTTTAAATTCTTCTGATGGATAACCTGTTGAACTTCTCTCAACATGTTTGCATTGGCTTGGTAAGCAGTGATTTTCATAACCCAATCTTCCCCAGTAGAAGAGCCACAATTTTGTTTGACAAATCATCAGGTAAAAACTTTAAGAAACCTAAGAACCACCAAGCAACACATCCATAAATAAACACCTTCAGAAACATATCAAATTGTTTCTGGTATTCATTCATCTGCCACACCCACCTTTAGGACATAAGCTCATCAACTCATTAATACCAATAAAGACAAGGAGTAGAACAAAAGCAATACCACCAATGATGATTGCCCACTCTTGCATTTCTTCTTCTTTTTCTCTAGCCTTCTTTTCAGCAGCTCTTAATGCAGCCACTTCTTTGGCATCATCCCTGTCCATCTCGGCTTGACGCTCTTTAATCTTATTCCAGACATCAATCTTTCCTGTCTGCATAAAGAGCATCTTAAGTTCTTCTTCAAAAGCTCTGGCCTGTTCTAGCGCCATTTCAATTTGAAGAGCTGTTCCCATGTTGGAACTTTTACCAGATCTCTTAGCCTCAAGCATAGCTTTAGTAGCTACACTCTTAGCATCAAACATCTTGCCAATCATAGGAGCAAGAGAGCCTAAATCATTGGCTACCTTGCTGGCCTTCTTGACCATACTGATTGCTGACTGTATGCCAGCTAGGGCTGTCATTGGATCAATCATCGCTCAACCTTTTTCCATTCAATGCATATAACTTTTCTGTTATATACATCTCCAGTCCATGTCCATCGGACACACCTATACTTCTCCTCCTTGGACGAAACAGGGAAAGATATTAATAAAGATATCAATAAGGCTTTCGCCACTATTGATGCAGTTTGTTTTCTATAGCAAGCCAGATTGCTCCACAGAAAGCACCAATAACTAAGATGGGCTTTACTGCTCGAGCAATCCATTCAAGCACAATGAAAGCGCCAGAAGCTGCATTGAATGCAGCAACTACAGCTTCTGTGCTCTTGTCTAGCTTGTCTACTTTAGCTTCGACAGCACACAGACGCTCATAGATTTGGGCGTGTGTTACGTCTTCCATTATTCAGACCAAGGAGTACCAGTGGTTTTCACAGGATTCTTGAGCAAAGCAATCTGTGCAGCCAAAGACGCTTCAGTGGCTTCTTTGTCTACAGATTCCCACACCCATTCCAATACCGTGGCTTCTGTGAGAGAAGCATAAGGAATTGTAGGAGTGCCTTCAGCCCATGAGACTGTTGCGTAGGCAGAGGCAGAGTGTTCTCCGTCTACTGCTGTAGCGTTCCAATGAACTACCGAGACATACCCTGTAGCTACATTTCGTTCCATTGTGTTAATTGACCAGTTATATGTTGTCATAATTTTTTCCTTTAAAGATTAGCGGCATCCAAACGTGCCTTGAGTGATTCAATGATTGCTTGTTGCTCTTGGATGGCTTTGACCAATCTTGCTTCTGTTTTACTCCAACCAGAAACAGTCAACATTCCATCTTCACGCTCACCAACAGCATCTGGATAAACGGCTTGCATCTCTTGCGCAATAAAACCCGTCTGATGACCTCCACCTTCAGATTCAATGTAGTCAAATTCAACTGGGTGTAATGCCAAAATGTTTGAAAGTTGAGAAGGCAAATCAACAATGTTTTCTTTCAAACGTTGGTCAGAATAAGTACCAAAAGCCAATGTATTGGCTCCGTTCATATTGATCTGACCAGCGCCTGCTCCAGTACTTAAAATTGTCGCTCTAAGAATTACTTGAGAAGTCGTAGTGTTGTTGTCTTGCTTTCCAATTAACAAACCAGCCTGACCAACATCGCCTGCTGTACTGCTATAAAACGTAACAAGTGACGCAGACGTTGCATCACCATTAACAGCCAATTTACCAGTTTGACTCGTAGTCCCCACCAGCAAGTTACCGCTTGAGTCTATACGGGCACGTTCTGTTGAACTTGTACCAAACGCCAATATGCCTGTTGATGGTGTTAGTAAAGAAACACCTGAAGTTAAGTTAATCTGCAAGTCGGCACTTGTTGTATCTGTAAAACTAGCGACATTACCACCCGCTGAACTAGATACACTAAGTTTGTTACTTGGTGAACTAGTACCAATACCTACATTTTGACCGCCAGTATCGACATAAAGAACAGATGTTCCAATACGATTTCTTACATTGAACGTTGTGTTGTCTGAGCCAGTGCTACTTTGGCGGCCCACAATAACAGATGCGGAGGTACTTCCCGTAGTAACAATAAGATCACCAGATGTCACAGAACCAGAAACGCTTCCTACATCAAGTTTTCCAGCAGGCGAACTTGTACCAATACCCAAATTCCCACTAGCATCCAGAGTCATTGCCTGAGTAAAGGTAATGGCGTTTCCTGCTGTGCCTGATGCTGCTATGTACCAAGAGTGATCGCCAGAACTACTGTTCTGCACATACATTTGAGCGTAGTTATTTTGCAAGTATCGCCAGTTACCATCGTTATAGGCATTGGTAGTAACTCTTGTTCGCCAAGTTGTAGCATCGCCAGAAAAAGCAGCCCCATTTATCTGTAGGGCTTTTCCGAAGGTAAAAGCACTAGGAGTAACTCCCAAGCCTAGATTGCCTGAGGAGTCGAGGATTGCTGTCTGTGTATTATTTGTAAAGAAGCGAAGCCCAAGACCAGTATTTGCTAAGATAACAGGCTCACCACCAGAGTAGGTCAATTTACCTAGCACAGTCCCTGCTGTTGCTTGCCATTGCGTTACTCCAACAATATCAAGTTTGCTAGTAGGACTACTTGTACCAATACCCAGACCTGTGCTGGTTAGGCGCATTTGTTCTGAGCCGCCCGCAGCAAACACCTGCTGATTGCCGTACAAGAACAAAGATGCGGCAGTCGGAGAAGTGACCTGTCCCAAATAGACATTGTTGTCGTTACCAAGAGTTAAAACCTGTTGCGCTGTCCCGCCAGTGTTCTTGATTTGAAACGCTTTGTTATTGGCAAGCGTAGTGTTACCAGTCGTCTCTAAGTTAGTCCCATCAAAAGTAAGCGCAGAACCGCTTGTAACAACCTTAGAGCCGTTTAAATACGCTACTCCGTTAGCAGTACCTCCAGAGAGGGTTACAGTACTAGAGGTAGTTAGTGCTTCAGCACTGATAGTTCCAGTAAGTGTAGGGCTGGCAGACATAACAACATTGCCAGTACCAGTGATGGCATTGCTCACCAAGCCTTTAGAGCCATCAGTAAACACAGCTCTGCTTGCTGTAAGGCTAGACAGTATAGGCTGTGCTGTCAGCGTAACCACACCAGTGACAGCCAATGTGCCACCAATACTACCATTACCTGCCAAGAACAAGTCTTTAAATTTTAAAGCGCTGCTACCAATGTCTACAGTGTTTGTAGTTTTAGGAGCTAACAAAGTAGCAGAAATAGTTACATCTTGTGTAGGACCAAGCGCATTAATGGTAGCACCTTCACCAGCAGTACCGTCATGCTTGTGTCCTGTAGACGCATTAAACGCATCTTGTACACCATCAAACTCAGCATCTAAGTCTGCAGCATTAATCACATTACCATCGGCAATGTTGTTGGTAGTATCTTTACGAACATATCCCGTCATAACTATTCCTTATCTTCTATCATGTGTGGCATACTCTAGCGTTGCAGCGTCCAGAGAAAATGGAGGGTCTTGGCTATCTGATACAAACTGTAACGATACAGAGAATCCAGAGCCTATCACCTGTGTTTGAAATTGCTTCTTCAACTTATCACCATAAACAGTTGTGCCATACTTAGCACCACTGCTACCATAAAAACCTACACTACCTGCGCTATTAGATAGCACAATTGTCGATGGCTGAATAGATCCTTGATCATCAAAATCAAGCTTCAAATTCACTGATGTTGTAACAGATCCTTGTGGATCTGTATAGAGGTAAAGCTTATAAAAAGTCTTTCTCACCCTAAAATCATTAATAGGAACATAGGGGGTGGCAAAGGAAGCTACAATGTTTGAACCATCAAAGCTATTACCCTGCTCCATCTCATAAACATATCCATCATTATTAGCAAAAACAATGGTTTCTGTTTGGTTCTGATAATCACCATCAGCAACGTAGCATTTAAATCCCACCAGCTCAGCCCATGCTACACCACCAGTTGACTCACCAGTCATCTGTGTTCCAAGCACACCCTTAGCATTAGAGGAAGTAATACTACTATTATATCCAAATATTCTATATTGTGACTTCTGTTTAATAACACAACTAGCAAAGGTTGAGTTACTGTTAATCAATGAAGTCATCTCAGCCTGAATAGGTTTAGACACCACACCCAAGCTAAAGTCCCCAATACGATCAGTAGCTCCCAATAGTCTTAGTCCTTCAGGACCTAAGAACATAACATCACCACCAACTTCCTGTATGGTGTCAGAAGCTACACAGCCTACATTCTTAGTGATGGGCTGCAAAGAGAAGTCTTGTATGGTTGTACCAAGGAGTTGACTAATAGTCTTCTCTGTGAAGATGATTAGTGTTTCTCTAAAAACAATAATACCTGTAATGAGTCCACCAACATTAATGATGCCAGAGCCAGCAGCGGCAGTGAAGTCATCATCGGTGTATGGAGCTGTGAAGATGATGCTCTCATTCTTAGCAAAGAACAATTGATTCTTATGGCTAATAACAAACTGAGCACCTAAAATATCTGTTGTCTTATCCGACAACACTTTAAATGTTGTGCCATCATAGATGAATGGATAATTAGTTCCATCCACACCAACAATCTTCTCAGTGCTGTTAAGTTTATACTTGCTATATCGTGTCTTGAAGTTGCTTGTTCTATTAGCAGACAACCAAGTGACAGCAGCATTATCAGCAGGACTAGAAGCCAATGCTGGATAGATGGATACAGTGGCAGATGTAGAAGTCACTGTTGGCACAGCCAACACTGTATATACATACTCAATACCAGCAATACTAAAAGTATCACCAATCTGTGGTGCTTTAGTTAAGCCATCAATAACAACAGTGCTGCCTGTCTGACTACCGCCATTGACAAGCACTGTGCCATAATAAGGCTTACTTATCTTAGTAAAGCCTGTGCCAGTGGTTGTGTAGATGTCAGCATTCCTAGAAGCAACAACGAGGTTATTCCATGCTGCAAGCCCTTTTACAAGACCAGCCTGAGATGTGAAGGTAACGGCTGCTTTATCTGCTGGGCTAGAAGCCATTGAAGCTGTCAATGTAACAGTGGCAATTTTATATGTGGAGTTGTATGAAACACCAGCAGCAGCAATGGTGTATGTACCTGTCACACCAGCAACAGTGAATGTGCTACCAGCAACAGGAGCAGTGAGGATGTTGGAGATGACTAGGGTAGTACCAGTCTGACCACTACCCTGCACCTTAGGCTCACCATAAGCAGGAACAAAAGCACTGTCGTATTTGTTATAGCCTTCAATACGCATGTAGCCCCCATCAACAGAAGGCTCAAAATTCTTCATGAGTCTTCCGCTACCGGGAGCTTGTGTGCCATGCTGAAGCGGTGATAGATTTGAAATCAATCCACCACGGAATTCAAATGGATATGTTTGCCATCCATCCATTATTTAACCCTATCACCGAAGCCACCAAAAGCAGACGTTTGTGTGATGGCAGTAGATTGCATATACACATACTTATTGATAAGAAGAATTCTCATCTTCTTAATGCCTTCATCAAACTTAGCCTTAGCAAGAGAAGCTGCTTGCTCATTACTTCTAAACATGTAAGCATGGTACATAGCACCATCAAGAATAACTTGTTTAAATCTCTCTGGAATAGATGGAACATCTGTAGCACTAGAAAGATCTACAGGAATTCTGTAGTATTCGTAAGCAATTTCATATGCTTGATCAGGAGCAGGAACAACACCCCACTCTAAACTAGGAGCATGGAATACATATGAAGGAACATCACGCTTACTAGAATCAGCAGAATATTCTTGATTTACATATCTCTGAAGGTAGTCATCATAAGTGATGATGCTAAGCCTAACTGTCTCATTGGATAATGTAGCGTCTTCCTTGATACGGAAAGTATCAAAGTCAATGGTGCTAGCATCAGAGGGAAAAGCATATCTAGTTGTGCCTGCTGTCAAAGTTTCTTCAGCAAGAATATGATTGAAAGGCCACTCATAGTGAGTGTGGTTGATGTCTCTAATAGCAGCATTCACAGCATCTTTGATGTGTGCATAAAAACCAGTAGCTGTAGGAAAGTTTGCAGAAGTTAGCTCAACTTCGTTAAGCCTTCTATTAACTTCATTGGTAAGTCCAAGATAGTTGTATGCCATTCTTATTGTTCCTTAACACGCAAACGAGTGACTCGCTCAGCTACATTACCACTATTATCTGTAATTCTACAGTAGAACTTATACTCAGTATTGTTAGTACCTAAACCAAGATTGATGGTAGTAATACCACCAGAGATAGTTTGTGCTACGTTCTGAATACCATTAACTGTGCTACCTGCTGTAATGGCTGTCTTTGTACCAGCACTGTCATCAACATACCACACACAGCTACTAATAGTTGCTGTATCTAAAAACCTAGACCAGTCTACACTGTAGTCTAAAATTTCATCAGGATCTTTATTGGGCCAACGAAAAGACATTATTAAACTCCTACTCCACTAAAGCACTTCTATCAGCAGAAGTGGATTTTCTATATGTATATGCTTGTCTAGGCTCAGTAGCCACATAAGATGTTCTGTCATACACTGTAGAATGTCTATCCACATACACCCTACGAGACTCCGCTAACACCAACACTGTTCTTTCTTTGCCTGTGCTTTGTCTCTCAACATACACAGTGCGTTTTCTATCATATAACGAAGCTACAGCAGCATAATCAAATACAGACACTGTAACAGCAACTATACCTACAGCGCCTGTAGCTTCCACACCATCAAAGGTAGGTCTAGCATTATTAGCTGCTACAACATCACCAAGAGCTGTTGTAACCTCTACACCAGATATTGCTACTAAGGCTTTAGCTATTGCAACAGCACTGCCTAAACTACCAACACCTTCAACACCAACTAAATCCGTTGTGGCTTTTGCCACTACAACAACACTACCTAGTGATGTTGTTGCTTCAAGACCATCTACAGGAATTCTGTTGATAGACCTAACATCAACAGTGCCAATAGCTGTTGTAGCTTCTACACCTGTTATTGCTGTAAGTGCTTTAGCAATTACAACAACACTACCAACACTTCCCTGTGCTTCTACACCAGTTACATTAGTAACTGCTTGGGCAACTACAGTAACACTACCAACATTTCCTGTGGCAGATAAGCTAGTAGGTGTAAGCGTACAACCTAAACTAAACGATACGCCATCATTGACATATCCTGTAGCTTCCACACCAACTAGGCTAGTAACTGCTACACCAACTACACCTACACTACCTGTTGCACCAGAAGCAACTAAGCTAACAACTACATGGTTAGCATCACCACTAATAACAACACCACTATCGGATGTTGCTGTGCCTTGCAACCCATCGGGAACATATGCAACATTGCTTACACCATAACGAGATGTCCCGTATATGCCAATGCCATATATTGCACCCGACCGGGTTGTCGTAGCCATAACCTACGACTCCTTATGCAATACGAACAATAGCGTTGCTTGCGTCTGCTGTGGGGAATTGAATTACAAAGTCACCGTTGGTAGATGTTTTATCACCACCAAAAGAAATTACAGCTACAGCATTAGTTGTACCTGTACCACCATCAGTGGTTGTATTATAAATTAAAGCACCAGCAGCGGTGATGGTTGCACTAGACCAAGTGGCATCAGCAAAGTCAATGAATGCTGTAGTGCCGCTGCTAGTAGGATCAATGTTTGTTAGAGCAATACCCCCTGCAGTATAACCAGTGCCTACAACTTCGTTAGAAGTTGTGTAAGCTGTGGTTGAAGCACCAAGGGTGGCTGAAGATGTGTACAAAGCAATCTTAAATGTATGACCGCTTGTAGCATTAAAGTCATGTTTACGCTCAAGCAATTCTTTTTTGAAGCTTGTGCAAAGGGCAGATGTAATAGCCATTAGAGAATCCTCTTAGTTTTAAAAACGCTCTCTAATAGAGCATACAGAAATGGGAGAGGCGATTAAGCCCCTCCCACATCAACTAGCTATTAGGCCAGTTGCTCACGGTCAACGGAAGCACGAGCTGGGCGACCATCAACATTAATCAACACAGCCCATACACGCACTTCACCAGAGGTGGGAGCAGTAGTGGCAGTAGCGATCAACAAGTCGATAGTGTCAGCAGTAGCAATAACGACAGGCTGGAAAGCAGCAGCGTTCTGGGCATAAGCACCAGCAGCGGCAGCGTCAGCATCGAAGCCATCAACGAATACGTCAGCGTCTACACCAGTAACACCCAAGTCAAAGGTATTGTCGTTAGACTCACCGCCCAAGACGGTGACAACTTCAAAACCAGCATTCAAGATGAGGGTATTGGCGGGAACATTGATACATTCGATAACGTCAGCAGCAGCCAAGGCAGAGCCTTTAGCTGTAGCTGCAGCAGCGAAGTCAATAGTAACATCGACCAAGTAAGGGACAGCACCAGCGGTGCGACCAGCGGAGGCTGAACCAGCCAAAGTTGTAACAGTTGCCATTATCGTTCTCCTTAAGCAGCGTTGTATTTAGCAGTGACGATGCCTTCAGGACGCAAGATTTTGCGACCATAAAGATGCATACCACGCACGATGTCAGCGAAGCTGTCGGGATCACGATATGTCTCGGTCTTAGTGATTTGCTGAGCAGTTGCAACAGCAGAGTCATGACCACCAACAATCACACCATAGTTGCTGTTCTGGTTAGCAGTACCAGAAGTACCGGGACCAGTACCAATCTTTGGCAGGTTGTTAGAAACATAGATACGGAAGCCATGCAAGTTGTTAATGACCAAGCCGTTCTGCAAACCAGAACCACCAAAATCACCATTCAACAAACGACTGTCTTCGTCCTTCAACATTTCGATGAACACAGGATCAACCACCAACCAGCGACCAGCGGAGTCAACAAACTGTTGATCCAACAAGCGGCCCATACGAGCAACCACCATCAATGGAGATGCCACATCTGTAGGCAGTGCAGTTGCACCGGGCAGACGGGGAGCCAAAGGAATGGAATGGTCACCAGCAGAAGCAGTAGTGATGTTACCGAAGCTACCTTTTTTCAGCTTCATAGAAGCCAACAACTCATCAGCACCAGCGGCAGTAACTGCCTTAGTACCAGAAGCGGTAGTACGAGCTGTATCAGGATTTACATGCTTGGCAGACTGATAGAAGCCAGACAAGTAACCCAACACATCTTGGTCATACTGATCACGCAAACGATACGCTGCACGATCAGAAGCCATCTGCATGAAGTTCACATGTGAGTGAGCAGCTTCGATGTCATCAATCTTGAAAGCGTAGTAGTTAGCTTGGTCAACAACCAAGGTGAAGTCTTCGTCATTCAGATCTTGAGCAGTGATCTGTGTACCACGAGCATAGCTCTGTACGCTAACCTCAGGCTCTTTAATGATCTTTACACTATCCCCCATATTAGCAATCTCACCGAAGTAGTCATTGTTTGTAATGTCTTCGACAGTAGAAGCTTTGCGGAATGCAAGTTGTACTTGCTTACTATAAATAACAGGACTGAACGCCCCGTTGGGTAAATTGCCGTGACCGGCAGCACTTGGAAAGGCCATTGTAATAATCTCCTATAGATAAATGTATGGCATATACTAAAATACGCTCACTCAAGTTCCACAGGGCTGTATCAACTAGGTGTATGACAAATCTCTTCTAGCTAAAGAGCTTGACATAGGCTAGATCAACTAGGTTGTCTGCTTACTTTGTTATGCGTTACTAAATGACAAAGCTCAATAAACTGTTTTTCAGTGTAATCAAGCTTCATCCTATTGATAGGAACACAGACAAGTTGAATGTTATCAACTGTGTAGTCTTTGCTACTATCTATCCTGTCTAGGCTTACTGTATTAAGTTGGTGGCTTTCGCTAGTCAGCGGCAACTTAGTGTAAACACATAGACCCTTTTGTCTCTGCCAAACATCATGAAGATGTTCAACAGTGATAAAACACTTTTTATTCTTTCGTTCACCAGCTGTTTTAACTAGCTGGTCAAACTTTTGATCAAGAGTTAGATTTTTATATCTCTTTTGGTTCTTGATCTTAATTTTATCTTTGTTTCTACTACGAAACACTTTGTCTTGGTCTTTAGCTTTCTCCGGATTAGCTTCCCGCCATTCCTTAAGGTTTTTTGCTAAACAAACTTTACACTGAGTTTTATACCCAGTTCCTGTAGTTTTACCAGACTTACCAAACTCACTTAATACCTTAACTTCACCGCACTTGCGGCAGGTCTTAACTTCATCCATAACTATCCCCAATTAGATAAAGAGCTAGACTGTGAATTGGCACAGTCAGGGGAGCTACCCTTTTCGCTCTGTTAAAGTTATACCAGTTGTTTCAGGTTTGTCAATACTTAACGAGCACTTCCGCTAATATCGTATACAAACTTACCTGATTGTAGTGCTTTAGCAATAGCTTCTTGATTCTTTTCGTACTCATAGGTAGACATTTTATTTACCTGTGACTCATAAAAGACACCATCTTTGCTTTCGCCTGTAGGCGCAGAACGACTACCACGGGTGTTAACACTTTCTGCTGCACCTTTATCTGGGGTAGACTTCTTCGTCTTAATATTCTTATCAGCCTTGTAAAGATCAATGGCACGGGCAGCAGCCCTTGCGTCACTGTCGTTATCATACAAAGCATCTTGCACCCACTTAGGTTGTTCTTCAACCCAGTTGTGGAAATCATCATCATCACGGATGGAGTCAAAGTCTGGATGCAGACGCATCAACTCAGCCTCTGCTTTCTCCTTAGCTGTTTGATGCTCACGCTCATCAAGCTGTTTGAACCTCTCATCCAATGCTTGGGTTTGTTCCTTAGCCTTTTTAATTGCAATTGTTTCTACAATCTTTGCAACATCAGGATAGGTTTTAGCCCACTCATTCAATTCTTCTTCACTCTTAGGAAGCTTAATTTGCTTCTCTGTGCTGCTCTGTAGCTGTGAACGAAGCTCATCAATCTGCTTCTGCAAAGCTACTTGCTGTTGCTGAGAATGTCTGCGAAGATCACCGTAACGCTTCTTAAAGCTTTTCTCTTCTCCGCTTAAGTTACTATCATCACCATCTTGTGGGTCTTGTGGTGGATTGTTCTTATCTTCAGCCAATCGTTTCAACTCTGCTTCTTCTTGTTCAATCTTATCCTTGTTAGCATTACGCTTACCAAATGGAGAGAACGCCTGAGCCTGTTGGTTCTGATTAATCACCGCTTCTGTCATAACATACCTTTTAAGTTGGGGCTAGCTGTAGCTGCATACGCAGGGAGATAGGTAGCCATATGGTGGGAAATTGTTGATACTCGCCAGCCCACCTCTGGCTTGAGTATTCTAATTATATAGTATTATTTCCTAGAAGCAATGCCTCTTTTTTGAGCAGGTGTTGTCTTTTTAACACGCTTAGTAATAAGACCGCCCTTAGCTACAGCAAGAACTTGAGGTTCCTCTTCCATAGGTCTAGCAGCAAAAGAACCTCCAAAGCCATCTACCGCAGTCATACTAGCACTACTAATCATTTTCACGTTATGAGATAGGAAACCTTCAGTAATATAGGTATGTGCATCACCAATAGTAATCTTAACAATAGATCCGTGATCAAAATATTTGCTTGATTTAACAATACCAAATCCTTCTTGTTGAACAAGCTTATCTCCAGAAGTTAAATTCTGAATTTCAACCCAATCATTTTCAGTGCGTACTCGATGGTTAAATGTACCAACAAATGTTCGACCATCTTCAAGCATCACTTCCCAACGATCATCTTCTCCTGTTCCAACATTAGTTACAGGATATACACCCCATTCATTAGTAGTTTCGTGACGAGTGTAAACTTGCATTCCAGTTTTAACATCACCTGCTTTTACTACACTACCATCTGCTAGTAAGATATTAATCCAAGGAGCGGGACATCCCACATCATCTCCACTGTCTCCCATATCAGTGTTTCCACCCATATCACCACCAGCTTCACCACCTCCAGCTTCACCACCCCCAGCTTCACCACCTCCGCCACCAGCTTCACCTCCTCCACCGCCAGTTTCACCACCACCGCCAGTTTCACCTCCACCACTCTGGCGAGCTTCAGTATCAGCACCACTAGTTAAACTATCAGCGCCAGCACTGCCGCCTTGACCACCAAGAGCTATGTCAGTTGCAGTTTGCTGTGATGCAGGTTCTGCTGCTTTAGCTTCTGCACCTGCTGTAGCATTTGCAGCATCTCTACCAGCTTGAGCAGCCTCAGAAGCTGAGCCACCTTTTACAACCACACTGGCAGCAGCCTGACTAGCCGCACCTACAGCAGCATCACTGAAGCCACTACTTGTAGCATCAGCGGCTGCTTGAGCAGCAGCAGTTGCAGCAGTGCCGCCAGTACCGCCTTTGTCAACAGGACCCGCAGTAGCTGCTGGCTGAGTTGCATTCAGATTAGTGCCCATTGTGTCACCAATGGCTGCAGAGAAAGCTTTAGCTGAACTAGTAGCTAAGGCATTATTAATTCTTCCTGCAACGCTAAGCAAAGGATTAACCATACCAGCAACAGTCATCACTGTTCTATCTACAGTGTTGGGTGTAACACTACCGTCAGGATTTAAGGTGAATCCACCCATACCTGTACTTACAGCACCTGTATCTGTAGCTGTAATAGAACCACCATAGGAATTTACTCCCTGTCCTTTATCGCCCATAAAGGCTGCGTTAGGAGGAGGAGTGGTTGTAGTAGTCTGTGGTGTACTAGTAGGAGTATCTTCAGTAGGAGAAGTAACATCAACAATTGGTATGTTAGTAGGAATACTTACTGGATTAATAGAAGTTTCTCTTATCTTTCCACCACCACCTGTTGCAACAATGTTTGTTGGATTGGCTACACCCGTAGCAGGCGGTGGAGTTGTACCTACCATCCTACTTGCAGGATTGGCATCAACCACTGAGTATCCTTTAGGGATTCTTCCAGAAGGCTTGCCGTTGAAATAGGTCATGTACAAAGAATCACCAGCAGCATTCTTCAAAAGTCTTACATCATTTGCTGGATTTGTAATGGCTGTTCTTTGAATGTTGTATTTAGCTAAGATGTCTTTACTAGCTTCTGGAACTTTAACAACACCACCAGCAGCAAACTTCTGTTCACCTATTTGCTCACCATCAACTTCAGAGATGATGTCATCAATCTCTGATTCAAATTCTTCATCACCTTCATGCAAAGCTTCTGGGTTTTCAACTTGATCAGCATTACCCATCTGACCAATCTCTGCCATTCGATTGAGTCCCTGCTTAGCTTCATCACGAAGCTTCATCAATCTTTCAAGACCAATATATCTAACAACATCAGCAGGAATAACAAACTCACCTTCGCTGAGCCTTGCAGGAATATCATCTCTCACTTCATTCTGCAAAGAACCCGGAGGTACGTCATTGCCGGACACAGGATCTACTGTGCCGCCTTCATCTTTCATGCCGCCTTCAGCAAAGAGTTGCTCTGTATCATTGTTGTACATTCACTTCATCCTTTAGATGTTTTAATCTGCGTAAAGCAGCAATGGCTCCTTGAGCCTTTCCAATCTCACGCACATCAACAGCTTGTTCTAAGTTTTTATGATGCTGAGCAATTTCAGCATCCACCATATCTAAGAACGCTTCCCATGTAGCGTTAGTGTTTACGAAGCCTTTAAGCTTGGGGAGGTACGGCTTGTACATTACCAGCAAATCCTTGTTCACCCGGCACTGGTGCAGCACCAACGCCAATATTTCCACCACCACCACCAGTCATATCAGACACTGGGGGAGGACCACCTTCAGGACCACCAACAGGAGGAGCACCCTCTGCAGGAGCAGGAGCTGTAGCTTGTTGCATCAGCAAAGCTTGACGCATAGCTTCTTCCATATTGTTAGTAACCTTGTCTGGATCTAAGTCCATACTCTTTGCAATCTCACGAATGATGTAAGGGAACTTAGCAAATGGCATCAATGCAGGAGAGCTAGCAATTTGCAAGAACTGCATCAATCGCTGGCTTCTCACCTCATTAGCCATCAAGCTCTCTGTACCTCTAGCTGTAACTTCCAAGTCTCCTTTGATTGATTTATCAAAGTCAAACTGCATGTTAAAGCTAAAGAAAGCCTTACCCAACGGAGCTAACAAATAATCATCCACATTCTTGATGATGGTTTTAACACTGCCAGACGCAGCATTCATCAACATAGAAATGCCAGAGGCTGTTCTACCAACACCACTCACACCAGTTTGTCCGTGTGCAAATGATGGCATACCTGTAGATTCATCAGCAAGCTGTCGTGCCTTGTCAAACAGTTGTAAGTTCTCAGCAGCTACGTTAGGAAACTTAGTTCCAAACAAGCTTTGACCGGGAGCACCACCCTGTCGCCTAAACACTTTACCGGGGTAGACAGACATGTCTTGTCCGGGAACAAGGTTGGTTTCATCAACCTCAAACACAAGGTTGCCCGACAACACCGCATTGTCCACTGCCATACGCATAAAACCATTCATGAGGGTCTGGGTGTCGTCCATGTTTTCAGCGACACCAATGCCAAATAGAGAGTAGGGGTTTAATTCGCAAGGAGCAGCATAGTACGGAATGTTGGCGGGCTTAAACGGATTTAATACTAAGCGCATAATCTTGCCATTGCAAAACCATACGTTAGCTTGGAGTTCTTTGTAGTCTTCAAGTTCTTCTGGGATAGTAATGTCGTTTTCTTTAAGCAAGTCGATGTCAACATTGCCCCAATATTCCAACACTTCAAATCTATCTATACCAAAGTTGGGAGCATAGTCTTTTAAATCATCTTCCCAATATTTCTTAGCATAAGAAGAACCTGCTTCAATCACTTCTTCAATAACACTAGCCCTGAACAATGGGCGATTTTTTAAAGCTCTAAGTTGTGTAGAGCTAAGCTTGTGACGCTCAATAATGTATTGAGCTTCTTCCATGTTAGTGGCATCAGGATCAGGATAGAAGTTCCAGATAGAAACATGTGATGTTTCTGGTACTGTCTTCATCTCTGGTGTATAAGTACCTTCTTCATCCCAGTTTGGATATTCCTTAGTCTTAGCAAAAGGACCTTTCATGATGCCTGTACCAAACAGAGCCATCTCAAAAGCTGTAGAGCGAAGATGTTTATTAGCACCACTCTCATCCAACTGGTCATGTATCTTCTTCTCCATCTTCTTAGCTGCAACCATTGCAGGATGGAACGTGATAGATGAGGGAGTTACACCCGGACCTTCTTTAAGTCCTTTGGTATCTTTAAGTTGATCTGTCAATGGACCAAGACGATCCATTAAAGTCTTTAATGTAGCACCGGGTGGTAGATCTTTACCATCACCTTTATAACCAAACGGAGAAGCTATTTCAACTTCTGCACCCTCTGGTGCTTTAGGATCAATATGTACTGTATCAACTACGCCTTCTGGCAATACAGTGGGATCAACACTAAGAGGAAACTTATTGTTAGCAAATAACACATCAGTGATTTGACCATATGCTGCAAGCACCTTGGTCTTTGTCACTTTAATAAATACACGGCTCTTCTCTGTCTCAGTGAATTTAACATCTGGTCCATAAATACCACGATAGTTTCTATAAGCTCTCAACCAACGCTGTTCGTCTTGTCTACGGCTTTCTTCACTCTTGGTATATCTTTCCCTTAGAAAATTTAAGAGAAGATCTCCCGTGAAAGGAGCAGCTTCGCCCTCTTTCTTATCTCCTAAGCTAATAGACTTATCGTCCATAAAATTATTTTGCGCCATAAATACCCTTTAATACCCAAATGTGGGATCTGCCATCTTCATTCCAGAGCCAGCAGAATTTAATGGATTGTAATCGAACAAACTACTTCTAGGTCTGCTCATCACACCATAACGAATAGCATCATATAAGTGATCTTCAGCTTTAGTATCAATATCCTCTGGGTTCTTCTTGTCCAAAGGGATGATGGGTAGCTGAGCAATCGTATTTACACAGTTGCTTGTTATAACTAGTCTTGGTTGATCTGTAAAGGGGTCAAGTTGTAGCCTTCTATGCAGCTCATTCTTACCAGACACCCTACTTCCAGCACTTCTATCCGCTGGCCTCCACCTACAACCCTCTGCAATCATCTGTTCTGCCAGTGATGGACCTGTATCACCACGCTTATGCCAGCAACTACTGTCCAATACACCATATCTTATAGTGCCATCGTTCTCTTCAGCCCTCATTACCATGTGAGCGAGGTCTTTGGCAAGCACCTTGCTAACATATAGCTCACGATAGATAACCAATTGCTCACTTGGAGACACAGCAAACCACACCACAGCACTATAACTTCCGTATCCATAGTCACAAGCCCTAAATTTAGTCCAATTACTTGGGATGTGGAACGGTTCCACCACATGAATCTGCCTATTAAACTCAGGAAACGCTGCACCTTCAGCAATATCCCAGTTACCTTCTAACAATTGCTTCCTCTGATGCTCAGGAAGTGACAACAACATGGTTTCATAGTCACCTGTCTGCATCAAGTAGGGGTTATCCGTCAACATAGCAGGGATAAACCTACGCTTAAACAGTGGTTGTCCCTCTTTACTGTGTCCTTTGGGATACACTAAGGTGGTTCCACTCTCAATATCTGTTGCATCAAACGCTTTTCCTGCTGGAGAAGGATCAATAAACATCTTCTTCACCCAAGCATGTCCCGGACCACCCGGATTTGTTGTAGCTCTCATGAAGATTGGTAGGTCTGATGCTGCTGTACGCAGACGAGAACGCATGTAGTTCCACGGAAATGGCGTATGCCACTGCGTCAACTCATCAAAACCAATCCAGCTAAACGCCAAACCCTGATATCTCAATACGTCTTCATCTCTATCAAGGTAGGACATCCATAGTCTAGCCCCTGATGGTGCTTCCCACTGCATCTTTCTCTCACTCCATTTGATGCCGGGATAAATCTTTGGATAAAGCTCTTGGCTTTTCCAGATGAGTTCTCGAAGTTCCTCTGTCGTGTGACGCAGAAGCAACCCAGAAAACTGCGGATGCACCATATACCTAAGAGGATCTGCAAGCATGGCATAACTTTTACCACCACCAGCAGCTCCACCATACAACACTTCCCTCTCTGAAGATGCTAAGAAGAATGTTTGAGGACCCGGATTGGGCTTAAACAACACTTCTCTCTCATCAGCTATTGGGAGTTGTGTCTCCTCCGAGCTTGCTATCGATATATTGGGTGAGCTTGCTGTAGCTTTCTGACTCGAAGTATCCGGTTTGGTCTTCTTTGCCGAGCCTCTTTTCGTACCTCTGCGCTTGCTCAAGGGCTTTTTGGAGCCTTCGGGCAAGGTTGCGGTAAGTAGTGGATTTGTATCCGTGTTTTCGCTCACTCTTTATTCTCTTTAAAAGTCCAACATGACTAATCTCTCTGCCACTCACCTTAGTTAACCAAGCAGCCACCTGCCTAGAAGGATATTGTTTTAAATGCTTCTTAGCTTTTTCTAACGCCTCAAGCTCTGCAGGTATTGGCTGCAAGAGGTCAGGATCTGTTTCATCTTGTCGGTAGCCAAAAGGTATAGTTCTACCAATCTTTGGTATGGGTACATATGTTTCCTTATCTCTGGGCTGTGGCAATATCCAAGCCCCTAAGTCTCTCTCACTCACTCTTATCTTTGGCAGGTAAAATCATAATGCCAGATGGTGCTTCAATCTGAACCTTATCTGTTTTTACCAAGCCAGCCCTGTCTAACAAATCCTTTGCAGCATTGAGCTTCTCTTTCAAGCCAAGCTCTGTAGGATCGGCAATGCCACTAACAACAGCCATAGCTGCTCTAGGGGCGTTCATAGCGATGTAAAGCTGTGTAGCCTCAATCACTTCTTCCTTCAAGACATCCATGATTGCTTTAGTGTTGTAGCCTTCGCTATAGCCAGCAAGCTTCCTTGCTGTTACAGGATTGCCTCCAGCTTCAGCAAATAACACCTCAATGAATTTCTTCTGTTGTTCAGTTAGTTCTCTTTTAGCCATATGTTTCCTTATACCCTAGTTGCTGGATCAAAATATTCTTCAACAGACACTGTTGCATCCATTGTGCTACCAGCCTCAGGAGTGATGGATAAATAGTCTCCAGCATTTAGAACAAGATAGGCTTGGTCAAACTTTAAGAAATTGTAAGCAGACACTGTGTATCCACCCACTATAGAGTAGGATAGTCCTGTAGAAGTGTCATGCCAATCTATCTGTACTGTCTTATTACCACTTGTCTTGTTACAAACAAATAACAACTCCACCTTAGAAGTGAAATTGTTAGGGCAAGTATAGACAGTGTTGGCACTACCTGCTGTCAGGTTTAGACCAACACTTCTAAATCTAGAAGCTCTTGTATTGTCTATCATTTCTTCTTAGGTTTTATTTTGGCTTCAGACAAAGCAATGGCAATGGCTTGCTTGCGGTCTTTAACAACAGGGCCACCTTTGCCTGAGTGTAAAGACTTGTCAGCATACTCACCCATCACCTTAGCAACTTTAGCTGTTTGCTTTTTAGTAGCCATTATTTCTTCTTAGCTTTCATTGGCTTACCAACACCAATCATGATAGCCACCATAGGCTTACCACCTTTACCCTCTTTAGCCATACACTTACCAGCAGCTTTACACTTGGCTGGTGTGGGGCATCCCTCACAAGGCTTAAATGCTTTCTTTGTAGCCATCATTTACCTTTCTTAGCTGTAGCAGCTTTCTTAACAGCGCCACCCTTAGCCATAGCTTTGACAGGAGGCTTCATAGCATAACCACCACCCATCATCTTCTTCTCTTTGTTAGTGGCTGTACGGCTACCTCTTACAGGCATACCACCCTTAGCCATCTTTGTAGGAGGGGTAGGAGCTTTCTTGGTTTCTTCAAAAGCCTTACGCTCTAGCTCATTAGCCCTGTCCAAATAGGTGTTACGCACCTCTTGAGGAATGGAAGCGTCCTTAGCCTTCTCACGGTACATCTTAACTTTTTCTGCATCGGTAGCCATAGTTTCTCCTTTTAGTTACCACTTAACCTTGTCTGCCCAATAAGCAGCAGACATCTTACCCTTGTTAATGTTCTCAGCATGACGAGCTTTGAAGCTCTTCTGCCTAGCTTTCTCTTTCGGTGTATCTGGACTAGAGCCAGCACCACTAACACCTTGCTGTCCAAACCTAATTAGCTTCACTGTATCGCCCTCTTTGGCTAACACAGCATGACTCTTCGTAGGATGTTTCGGTGTAGCCTTAGGCTTGTTATACCCGCTAAACTCTTCACTGCCTCTTTTAATCATCTGAATTTGCTCACTTTCTTAGCAATTGTTTTTGGTTGTTTAACAAATTGCTTACCAGCTTTATCGCCAGCAGCTTTAGCTTTATTGGTTGCAGCCTTCTCAGCAGGAGACAAAGATTTCCAAGCAGCTTCAGGAAGATAACGCTTCTTCCCCTTAGAAGGACCACCATCACTGGTAGTCCACTTCTGCTCTGTCCATTCTTTTAAAGACTTCTGAGAAGCTTTCATTTATAACCACCACCCTTAGCTTTATACAGCTTAGCTACAAGCTGAGCCTTCCTAGCAGACCATTCACCAGCATCACCACCTTTGCTACCAGCTTTCACACTAGCAACTAACGCCTTACGCATTGTAGGCTTGGTGTAATTGCCAGCTGCATTAACAGTGCTTTTCTTTGTAGCCATGTTGTTTCTTTCTTGGTATGTGCCTATGTTCTTTCCATCCTTCAGCTCTCATAGCTTCTTCAACCTTGTCTAATGGAAATACATATCCTGTATGTTTCTCTAGCGATGCTCTAACATAATAAACATCACTGTGAAACAAATGCATCTTGTCTACATATCCTCTGTGTAACGCTAATGAAGCCTGTGTAAATACACTGTAGGGATATGTGTTTGTTAAGCCTCTGTCTTCTAGCTCTTGTCTGGTGTATAAGTTCATAATGCTTTATGCTAACACACATAGCCTAGCTAAGGTGGTATGGTAGCATTTATTGCTACTCATAACAACCTATCCCAATGTATGTCTATAGTGTTGTTGACTGTTTATATCACATAGTGAAATACAACCAACTATACCTAATATCTAGAACATACACCTAGAAAGCCCATAAGGGATGTGTTCATCTATGGCTGTTGTTAGCCCACCCTTTTAGCAACAGCTTTTAACAAGTACCCACATCAAGTCTAGTCTGGTCAGTGTAAGGTGTTACCACTGCCAGTATCCAGAGCAGAACAACAGAGTGGCCCCTCTATCGTTCTCTCCGAGTCTTTTCTCTTCAGCAGCCGATTGCAAGCTCATTTCTTTACCTGTAGCCGGAAGGTAGCCTATACTTTTTCTTCGTATCGCCTGTATGCATAGAGCATACATGGTGCAGGTACGGGTAGTTTTACACATATTGAAACCAATGTCAAGCTTTTTCTGTAGGAGATAACAAATATGTTAGCTGTTTAGAAAATGGTCCATATGGGGTGTACTTATAGGTTGCTGTTTAAGTATCTAGTTGATACTTTTAACTATCAAGTTGCATGAAATTTCAATGAGAACTATTCTTATTTGTTAACATCTGTGTGTACAGAAGGTAGCAGTTTGTGCAGCTTTATGTGCATAGTTGATCTGTCCCTAATTGTTTAATATACTGAACATAACAGTCCTTCCTAGCACTAGCGTGTACACATCTCTGATGCAACATAATGCATGTTGATCTGTCCCTAATTGTTTTTATGGCTGTGTGGGAGCTGCCAAATATGGAGTTTGGTTAACAGGCTCTATTTTCCTGATTTTTGGACGAGGCCATATACAATAGCGCCTACACCCCCAC